ATCTTCATCTGTATATTTTGATATTTCATTTATAGTATTCATAATAAAGTTCTCATAGTCGCCTGGTTTCTTTACTAAATCGTTTAGACTTGTATCTATAGGATTTTGTGTAAGTATTAATATATAGTCACCTTTTTTCTTCCAAGGTTTTATTTCTATGTCTTGTTCTTTTTGTATTTGTTTCCATCTATCATCTGGTGAGTTTTCATTTTTAAATACACCATCACTAAAAGTATAATGATTTAAACCAACTCTAAAATAATAATCATCTGGTTTTTCTATGTCTAAATTTTTTCTAAAGGTTGCTTGTTCTATTACTATTCTAGGTTTGTTTTGATCTAATATAAATTGATACTTCTCTGCATTCTTCTTTTTCATTACACCTAATACATTTGTTTGTATATAAGCGTCTGCTTTATGATTATGTCTTTCAGGATATTCTATTAGTTTAAAGTCTTCGTGTTTAGGAAATATAAACATCGCCTCTGTACTAAATGCGCCTTGTATACCTATGATGTTCATTCTACCTCCATACGATATTGTTTAAACTTTTCCCAATAGTGTCCATCTTCAATTTCTTTTAAACTCCAATGTGAGTTTACATAATAAGTCATAAACATATCTCTATTTGGTATCTTTGGGTTTTCTATTTGTCCTAAATCACCAGAACCATACATTCTAAAAAAACAAGCTGGGTGAGTTACAAATACAGGAACACCTTCCATCAAAGCAACAGCGCCAGAGGTACTTGTATATACAACACACGCCCAAGCGTTTTTCAAATCATCTAACAAGTTTGTTTTTTCAATAGATGTATGTTCTACATTATTAATATTGTTTAATATCCAATCTAAATTCTTTTGATCTTCTTTTAAGTTTTCTGTCTTAATAAAATGTTTATGTGATCTAATTACAATTTTTCTATCTGTATGTAATCTTAATCTTTGTATAACTTCTCTTGCCCATTCATAACAACCTGTACCAAAAGATGAGAAACCACCACTACCTCTATTTAAACACAATAATATATGATCGCCTGTTCTTCGCCAGTCTTTAATTTGTAAACCTAGTTCATTTTTAACTTGATCTGTTCTTTTAAATGATGTTTCATCTACAGGTAAGAAGTCAGCTTCGTGTGAGTGAATTGATCTATAAGGGTATCTACGATATACATTTTGTATATCTTTTTCTTTTTCATAATAACCTAAAACATTACTATCTAAAAAGAATATTTGTTTATCTGTTTTTTTATCTACAACTTCTTGTCTTAAAATATGACTTTTAGAATTTACATCATCTGATTTATAAGCAAAGATGTAACTGTAATCTGATGGTTTAAAAATATTGTCTTCTATGTAATTTACTTTTACACCGTGTTTTTCAGCGCCTTTTCCAAATGCCAATAGTTTATCTACTTTACTTCCACTTGTGGTTCTCAAATAGATGTTTAGTGTTTTCATTATTCTAAATCAATTTTATTAGTGTCTTCATACATATCAAACCATTCTTGCGAATAGTCACAGTCTTTGTAATATTTAAAATAAGGCCCACCTTTTGTATAGTGTACTAACTTTGCGCTATAATTATATTCGTATTCACCAACTAACCAATTCCATTCCTCATCTATCTTACCAATTAAGTCTTCACTTTCTAACCATTTGAATTGATGAAGTTCTAACCCACTAGCGTTGTTTACATAATCTGGTGTTAACGCTAAACATTTGCCACAATTAAATATCATCATACTAGACCAATTTTTTTTAGGATAAACTGTTTGTGGTTGATTTTTAAACTTAACTGTTGTGTTTGGTGTATAGTCGTGTTGTACACATTGAACAGCATATTGTGTTGTTCTTTGTCGCCAGAGTAAAGATATATCCGCTCTCGCTAACATATCACAATCCATAAAAATAGCGTGACCTGAATAGTTACAAAGATATGGAACCAAAAATCTACTAAACGCAAACTCTGTTGATTGTATTTTTAATCGTTCTCTAACAAATATATCTCTTATGTTTTGTAATCGTATAGGTGTAATTGATATTGGTTGTGTTGAGTGTTTTAATAAACTATGTGATAATGTACTAAATGCTACTTTTTCATTATCATCATATCCTACAAAAATTCTAATCATACTTCTTTTCCAGCTAACATCACTTTTGCGTTAGGGTATCTACTTTCAACAATTTGTTTTGCTTCTGATAATGTTCTTCCTTCTTCAGCAACTTTCATTGGACCTTTATTGGGTAGAGTTACCCAAAAATAATACTTTATCATAAATTTACCTCTGGACTTTTACCTGTTAGTTTTCTTTTACCTTTTGTATGGTCATAAACTGTACCTAATATTGATCTTGCTTGTACGTGACCAGGTCTATTGTCACCTATATTATTATTCTTTACTTTCATATCTTCTTCAAAAACTTTTCTAACATAATCCCAAACATAACTATCGTGGTATTCACTTAAACTATATATCTCATCATAATCATACATCTTTTTCATATAACGAGCATAGTTTCTCGTTTGATTATGTTGCATATTAAAATACAAGAAACCACATTCACTGTAATTACTTCCTCGACCTAGATATGACATCATACAATCGTCTTTATGAATATGTTTTTTAATCCAATCTACATCAATTGATTTATAGAATACACTATCAGCGTCAATACAAATTAAACCATCTATATCTTTTGAACAATTATCAATGGCGTGTGTATATGCATAAACTTTATATGAAAATCTTACACCATCTTTCTTAAATGATTCTACTTTTCTATGTTTATTTCTTTCTATGAATTTTTTGAGATCAGGTATCTTATCAAACATATCATCATCTTCATTATAAACAATTAAATCAAATGGCCAATTATATGTGGATTGAAATCTGTGAGCGTATTGTTTAAATAACTTATTATTCCAACTAGTGACTACTTGAATTTTCATAACCAACTTTCGCAATATAAAAACTATCAACAATATCTGATACAGGATTACCTATTTTCTCTACATCAAATATTTTTTTTAAATTTGTATTTGTTTCTTTTGAAAATGATTCATACATCAAATCCTTATCGGCGTTCCCTTTACCTGTTGCGCCTTTCTTAACGACACTTGGTACGACAGTATCATAGTCAACACCAAACTGTTGTAATCTATATTTTAATATACCACAATTTTCTGCTATTTGAAATACTGCTTGTCCTTTTGATCCAAAAGAATATCCTTCTATATAAACTTGTTGATGAGTATGGAAAGTTTCTTTGATTGTGTCGAATGCCCAATCAGATATTTGACTAAATCTATGTATAGGAGTATTATATTCTTGGTGTTCAAAGCCGAAAATGTTTTTTGACATTGGCCCAATATATTTTTTCTTATTTGTTAAATAATAAAACTGACTGTTTTCAAATATAAAATCTTTAGTTACACAAATGGCAGGACTTGTTAAACTATAATCAATTCCAATTATCGTCTTCGGATTCGTTAATCCAGATTGTATCTTCTTCATCATCTTCTAGTTCCTCTACTTCGTGTCCACAGAACGGACAAGTTAATGGTTCTAAATCCTGAACCTCTATGTCCCATTCTACAGTATATTTAGTTTCGCAACTAGAACAAGTTTTTTGTCTTTTCTCAATCATTATAATTTAAACTTCTTAAATTGATCTTTCTTAACATCTTGTTTGATACCACCGATCACATAACTTTCGATTTCTGTTTCTTGTGGTGCGTTTTGTGTTGATCTGCTATTTAACCAATGGTCAACCCAAGGTAATGGGTTTGTTTTCTGATCATAAACAGGTTTTAATCCAATTGCTTTCATTCTTCTATTTGCCATATATTCTACAAATTGATGTAATAGTTTTTCTGATAATCCAATCATAGAACCTTGAGAGAACAAATAAGTCGCCCATCTTTTTTCTTCTTGTACTGCTTCATCATACATTTTATATACATCATCTTCAGTATCTTTAATTACTTTATTCATCACTTTATCGTTTTCAACATCTCTATAATTGTTTATAATTCTTTGTGATACCGCCAAGTGTTGACTTTCATCTCTGGCGATAAATGATATAATCTTTGCTGAACCTTCTAATAGTTTTAACTCACCAAACGCAAATGAACAAGCGAAAGATACATAAAATCTTAAGCCTTCTAATATGTTTACAGTCACTAACGCTTTCCATAATTTTTTCTTTAGTTCATATTCATCAATTTTTGATTTATCTAAATGCCACTTATGACCTATGTTAATTAAATCATCATAACATTGTGTTACTGATTGTGCTCTTTTTTCTATCTTTTCATCTTTGATAATTGTATCAAACACATCACTAGGGTCAGAATATAAGTTCTTAATAATGTATGTATAACTTCTACTATGGATAGTTTCCATAAAGTCCCAAGTTACAATACAACCTTCTAATTCTGGTAAAGAACAAAATGGTAAGAATGCCAAACAAGGACCACGACCTTGTACACTATCTAACATAGTTTGATATTTTAGATTAGATGTAAAGATTGATTTTTGTTCTGGTCTTAACTCTGCGTAATCGTTTCTATCTTTTTGTAAAGATACTTCTTCTGGTCTCCAAAAATAACCTAATTGTTGTTGTGTCAACTTGTCAAAAATAGGATATTTCATAGTATCATATCTTTGTACTGCCAAGTCTTCACCAAAGAACATTGGTTGTTTTAAGAAACTGACATCTTTACTTTTATTAAAAACTGATCTACTCATTGCGTTTTATTTATTACTTTCTTAAATTGTACAAGAATCACAGTTCTCTGGATCCTCATCTTGCTCTACTGGTTTATCTTCAGGTACATTATCATTGAAACCTACTGGATGTGCAGGTTCGTCAATATCTTTTTTAGCATCATATGTGTTTTGATAATATGAAGTCTTCCAACCCAATCTATAAGTTGTTAATAAGTCTTGTGCCATTTGTGAAATTGGCACTTG